ACGACATTGCACCATGTGGTCATATTGATTCCACTGGATTGCTCATCAATCAGTCCTCAGCTTATCATACCCAAGGGAGGAGAGCTGGAGCTAAACGAACTGTGAGAGTATTACAACCCGCGCGTTTGATTCATAAACAAGATTTTGATAATAACTTGAATGATCTGTTTCGTGGTAAGCTGCGGAGAAACATCTTTAAAGCAGTGCACCACGGAGAAAGTGGTCGACAGTGGCAAATTAATGCTCTTGGTGTGAAAGGGAATCTGATTCTTCTTAATTATCATTTTATGAGACGTATGAAGAAAGATGATTTGTTTTCACTATTTAGTGTTGATAAGGCCGAGTATGTTCAGAATTTTGTTCCAGAGAGATTGGTACGACTTAGAGATACCGATATATGTATGTATGAATGTAGTGCGACATTCCCAGCGTGCAAGGATATATCTTCAAAGTTTATTACTGAGGAGGTGTTACAGCGATTTGATCGCGTGCAAGCTACATATTATGGATTGAACCGTAATATTTTACCCGACCAATATACCGGGTGGGCATCGTCGTTAGATTACCTTACAGAACACTATCATATGGATACCCCCGATTATGATGGCCAAAAAGATGTGCCGTCCACGTTTGTTAGAAAGGGATGGAGAATGAAGGCAAATACTAGTGATGGTTTTTGTGGTTCCCCACTCCTTGCTATGGGGCTTCCTCAAGAGGGTAAGATAATAGGAATACATACAGCAACGTTTGGTCATGATCCTCAGGCCGTCGCTGCATTGACAACACAAGAGGATATAGATAGTCTAATATCTGAGTTTGGAGCTCAAGTTGTGGATACATTCCATGATAGTGATGAGTTTAAGGCTATCTATGAACAGGAGGTTAAACCTCAATCCGAACTCGTTGGGAATTTCACACCTGAAGCACAAGTCAGTGTTCGAATCGGGCAACCAAAATCAACCCGTATAATACCGACTCCACTTCAGAAGTATTTTCCCCATAAACCAGTTACTGCACCTGCGGTACTGCATAGTCAGGATGTTCGCATGAATCCCGATTTACTTGGTAAGAATTTGCTGGCAAAACAGGTGTCAAAGTATGGGGAAGTAGAAATACCACTACCATATGATGATCTCAAGATTGCCATTGATGATGTACAACAGCGAGTGAATGGGTTTAACACACAAATGCGCCCTCGCGTCTTGACTATAGAAGAGGCGATAAATGGGATCCCGGACCTTGCTCATTATGATGCAATGGACATGAAAACATCCCCTGGCTTTCCTTATGTGGGAGCTCGTCCTAAGAATGCATCTGGAAAGAGGTATTTGTTCAAGGGTGAGCCGGGATCATATGAGATAGGAGATGAGATGTTGATGTCCAGAGTTCAGGACCGCCTCCGAAAAGCGAAGAGAGGAGAATTGCCGTTCAGCGTGTGGATGAACCATTTGAAAGATGAACGGCGTAAAGAAGCGAAAATTTGGGACGCGAACACCCGTGCGTTCTGTGCTGCACCAGTCGATTTTACCATCGTTTCGAGAATGTATTTTCTATCATTCTGTGCTGATTTTATTAGTAACAGAGGTACATTCTTTTCGGCAATCGGCATTAACCCAGATGGTCCTGAGTGGACACAACTATACGATCGACACGCGCGCGTCGGAGAAAATGGTTTCGACATAGATTTTAAAAACTTTGACGGACGGGCGCTTGCTTTAGCTATGCATGCTTGCTGCAACATAGTTAATGAGTGGTATAATGATGGGGAAGAGGCAGCACTTGTGCGAAGGACTCTCATAGAAGAGATGATTCACACCCGATCCTTCATTAAGATTGGGTAGGTGTTTTGTATTTTCCAAAAACACCGAGGTGTTCCTTCAGGCACAAATATTACGGCGATTATCAATACTATGATTCATGCATTGTATATTCGCGTAATGTATCGGATATGTATGAGAAAGGCTGGAAGAAGAGACCTTATGTCAATGACAGTATTCAACAAAC